GGTACCTGGCCCCCGCGACCGGCCTGTCTACCCCATTGAACCTACAAAGGATAGGCAGAACCGTTGTAGGATCTCTACAACGCGGAGGCTCGGTTTGTTACCGTTTTGTTACATTACGGTTGTACCAGTATTTTACATGTGTGGGGGTTAGGTGTGAGTTAACGAGAGCGACTGTCAACATTATGCATTAGAATATCTCCGCCTTTATACTGCCCAATAACGCGGCCCGTATCATGCACGACTGCGAACACGTTATCGGCATTTGTCTTTGACATGAGTGTAGCCCAATCAATGGCCCATTCTACTTTACGGAATGTTGCGAGCTTGACGGGTTTAGTGAGTGTGGCTTGATAGACAACGTATTTGTTCACGACCTCTCCTGTCCATACTTACCATTGAGCCGCCGTTTAGTGTGCTCGCGTATCTTGTCAAGTCTTTGCTGATCTGTGAGTCCGTAGGTTGAGCTTGTCGCGATCTTTACGGCTCCGCGTATGGTGGAAAGCTGTTCTAACATTTCTTTTTGCCGTAGCCTGTTCAGCGTCACATAGAGTGCGTCTCTTTGCTCCTGCTGATATATACGTATTTTACCGGCCATTACATCGAGCGGAAACGCGCGATTGATGGCTTTACGCATTTCAACGTATTCTGAATTTAGCATTGTCTTACCTCAGTTCTCTAGGGTATCGGCTCCGTATTTAACTGGCTGTATTGAGTAAGTACTGTATTGCGCCCCATCTGCTTGCACTGTAGAGCCACAGTATTTCACCGTGTACGATGCAAACGTAACGCGTTGCGCCTATCTTGTGCTTGTCGGGGTAGTACTCACACGGCGCGTTGTCACCCATGGAATACCGTGTATACGAGTACCGTACCCATGAGGGCGGGTAGCCCTAGGGCTATGGCCCATCCAAGGGCTAGGAGGCACTTGGATGGGTTGCGCAGGTTCATACCCACGCCTTTACACGTGCCTGCAACGCTTCGATGGCAGCTTTACGTGTATTAAAGACTCCAACCGTTTCTCCGTTGCGCCCTGCACTCCAATCTTTGCGTGTAGTGGTGCAAGGGTAGAACACTCCGCGCGCTGGCACTTCGTATTCGCGGCGTACAGTGCAGCCAATACTTACGCCATCCTCACGCACGATTGTAACTGTTTTGCTATTTGCTTCGAGGGTTACAACGCTCATGATCTTACTTCTTTCGTGTCGGTCTTGCTCCGTTAACACAAGTATAGCACACATCCTAAGATGTGCGCTATCTTGTCAAGAATAATCCGGCTTGTCTCTAAGCACGCAAGGCCAGGGTAGCCCGCATATGCAATGCGCCTTCTCATTGAACTCTGGGATGACCGAGTGGTCTATCCAACACATGATGTGCGGCGTTTTAGCGTCCATCACAACTCCATCCCAGGCAGCGTCAGAAACCTATCAGCGGGCCTATCCAGCAACGTAACTCTAATCTTGCGATCATCGAACCGATACACTTCGAGCAACGTGACCCCTTCTGCGCTGATATATTCGGTACTGGCCGCGTTGTGTTCGCGCCGCGCAACAGCCCCGACGTGGGATATTTCAACGTCTTTGTTTTTCACTGTCGCACGTATCACATCCCCTAACACAATGGTTTCCGGCTTGATGTAGCGCGCAGCGCGATTGATCCTGCTCATTTGATTGTACTCCTTTTATGAGAATGAGGGTAGAGCTAATGAGGATAACTGCCGCTATCCCAGTGAGGACGTAATCTGCGTGAAACATTGTGTAACAAATTACAGTAATGAGTAGCCAGAATGTAACAAGCCAAACGAGCATGATTTTGAGCGTGTCGCCCATCATGCCTCGGGGGTTGACATAATGCGGATGATAAACATGATGTGTTAACCTTTCGTTTGTCTTACCCGATAAACCAAAGATAGCACACATCTTAAGATGTGTGCTACCCCTGGCCCTACTTTCCTACTTCTTAAAATTGATCGGTAGATTAGTAGGCACTGCAATGCCCATCCACGTCGCGATTCCGCCCGCTACCGTGATGACGCCGAGAGCATAGCCCTTGTATGTGTCGGGAAGATAAGCTGTAACATCCAAGCCGATGAACGCCACAGCAGCCGCACACGTGCCGATGATGGCTTTAGTTTTCTTCGTGAGCGGGATGGTCACATGTGGCGTACCGGACGCGTCAAGCGACACTGAGGGTGCTACCGGGTGCGGGACCGTGGGAGCGTCAAGCTCTGTCGGAACTGTAGTGGGCAAAGACATTGTGCCATCCACAAAACCGGTACCGGCGAGCAAGTCACGCAACGAACTACGCACGTCTGTAGGAGGATCGGCAGGCAGGTTGAGCGTGTGCGTTACATCGCCGGTAAGCGGTTCAGATGCCGGGATGGGCGTAAAAACGCCAATCGGAACGGGAACAGTAGTGGGAGGGTCAATGATTGGGATACTCATTAGATTACAGCCTTTCCGGTTAGTTCGATGTTGAGTGATTCAGGCACTTTGACGGCGGCCGCAATGGTTGCAAGCTGCGCGTCTGTAAGGCTGACTGCTGCGCCTTGTGATGCAATGGCAGCCTCGTAACTGTTTACAATGTCCATTTCGGCGATAAGCATTCCGCCGTCGCCAGCGATAGCGCGAGTCAAAAGCCCTACGTGATAGGGGCTCTGAATGCCGACGCGCTTTCCTGTAGCGTTATTCTGTAGAAAGATCGTGGCCGATCTTGCATCTTTGATAAAGGCCAGATCGCCCATATCTTTCACACTCCCTTTACTTGTAGATGATTGGTTTACTGTGGTCAAAAGGTATCCGCACTGTTCTTCACCCCATCCGAGATAAGGGCGGCTGATTTGTGCGGCGCGTTGTGCAAGCGTCATAATACCGATCACTCCGCCCCCTGCGCCGTCCGTGCAGACGAACCTACCGTCTCCGAGACTGAGAACAATGTCGCCCGCATTTTTGTTAGCATCCGTACGCGTGGGGGATGGCCCAAAGTATGCGGGAAAGTCTTTAGGCACGCTCACGTCGCCAGGATGGTTATTCATACCAAAGTTCCAGGCGTCCATTGCGGTGGCGTACATGCCAGCATGTGGACCAATAGAGGACCGGCCTTGTAAGAGTGCATGATTACACCATTCAAGGCAGTAACCGGGCGCGTTGCGTCCTGCCGGGTATCCGTTGAATGCTTGCGTGCGTAGCCTCTCAGCGGCTCCTGTTATGTCAGTCATTAGCTGTAACCGTTTCTGCTACGTGGATGTTGGATGCTCTCAGTATTTCTTTCAACTGATCTTGTGTGAGCGTTTGCCCAAGTACGTCGTTGGAGTCGCGCTCATTCAACTTAGTTAACGCTTTGCTAACGCGCATTTCAGCGGTTGCCTTTTCAAGCAGGAGCTTAGTGAGTGTGCCGTTAGTCTGCTTTTTGACTATATCAATTTGTTCATTCTGTTTTCTCTGAATGCGCAAGATAGCAATAAAGCCGGTAGCGGATGTGCACACAGTGCCGAACGCTAAAGAGAATCCGGTTAGATCGTGACCGGTAATCACGATCAGAGCCATTGCCATAACAATAGACACAAACGCCACCCCGCCCACAATGATTATGCCCGTTGAAATTTTCACAACTCTACCTCTTAAATATCTCTGTAAATGCATTACGTGTGACCGGTTTGTCAAACGTCACCCTACCGCCCCGAAACGCTGAACGCAAGTACGCCATGCCGCGATCTTGGAATGTCACCAACGTCTTAGTTTCTGACATTTTCTCAGCTATTAGTGTGAGCATGACTTGTTGCTTAGGTAGCTTTGCCTGCACGTGATATTCATCATTGATACTATTGTGCCAAACACTGAACGTGCCTTTAGCAGTCTCAAGTGAGTACGTGTAACGGGCGCGATAATCCTTCTGAGACAAGAGGTTCTCATGATTATCACTAAACGTATTGCCTACGGCATAATCCCCGTACTCTGTACCCTTAATGAACTTACCAAACTTAGTTTGATAGATGCTCGAAGCGAACGCCTCCGACTCTGGGAAGTGACACACGATAAACCCATCATGTTTGACAATGAATTCACTACCGGAGTCGGGGACAATCTCGTATTCGAGAAAATAAGGATTCATAATACTAACGCTGTTAGCGAGGAAAAAGACTTTAGTCTTATCCGTACCTCTATCCACGGTTGAATAAAAGTTATTAAAGACTGTGGCCTCGTCTGGCAGGTAGTGAATTGCGCCCTTCTCAATGATGAACTCATCGAAGATGATTGTTTTCACCTTAGGGAAAGATACCGACTTTTGTGTCTGTGATGTGCTAAGGGCAACAAAGTAACCGATAGTGAACCATTCACGTTTCTTTTCGCCGCGTGTCTCAATGGGCGCGTACTGTGCAAACGGACCGTTTACTCTAAAGTCTTGCGCGGGGAATTCGTGTTCTAGTGCTGCAAAGAATGTGTTACGCGCGGTTGTCAACTCTGACTTATAACGCCGTACATAAATGAATTGATCGCCTTTAGTAATACCTGACTTGATTGCCCGCTTTACTGCTCCGTAGGTTTTACCGAGTCCACGCGCGCCGACGAGATAGTTGTATGTGCCATTGTATGAAAGTACTTTATCGTAGTTATAATATGGGTGTCTCATTATAGACTCTTAATGTAGGCGTCAAAGTCGATGCTATGGAAGTTAGTGTAAGCGTGCCCTAGCACTGTGCGATAGCTCAAGTGTAAGTGTGCTCCGTATCCGTGATTACTTCCAAAACCGGACGCGCCCGACTTTGCGATTAGCTCGCCTTGTGTCACAGTCTCGCCAACTGTTCGACCTAGCGTGTCTGACAAGTGGAGATAGTCAGAGCCCGTACCCAGGGCCGCGTGATCGATGTGAATCATCCGGCCACCGCTACCGCCGTAAGTATTCGTTACGTCCGTTACAACGCCATCAGCGACCGCCCAAACATCTGAACCGTATGACGCGATATAGTCTGTGCCAGGGTTTACGCTACCGCGTGCAACGTGGTCGGCAAACGAGTCAGAGACACGATGCTCTGCACACGGATAGATAACCGTGTGACCGGTGCCAGGGCCGGGAGGGGTAACGACTCCTCCGCCCGTACCCGGATCACCTGTACCCAAAAATGACATATCACGTAGCCATATACCGCCCATTGTGGGGTAGCAGAATGAACGCGCGCCACCCCGGATAACAAGTGCGAGAATCCCATTACCGTACTTCTGTACAAAGTTGTAAGGGCTGGCATCACTAGGGCCCCCCTCACACTTCCACATGTCAGATGTGACCGGGTGTGCCATGAGCCGCGACCCATCATCCATACACAAGGCGAGTTGCTCGCCCATCTGCTGAATGTGTGTCACGGTTGTCATGATGTTACGGTACCACAGTACCGGCCGCGTTTAGCCAATTCGTGCCGTTAGACGCTACTAGTTGACTTGTGGGGACGTCATAACGAATTGATCCAAGGTTCCCAGTGGCCGGAATAGCGGCACCAATAGGGGGTCGAAGCGAGAACGTGCTCACAATTGTGAAGTAGTCGGAACGAATCATATTCGTGTTATCCGCTATTAGCAAGCCGCTAGTCGATCCAAGGTCCAAAAGAATTAGGCTTGTGGTTTGGTGTCTCGGCTGGGTAATGAGAGTCATTTCACATTCCGCATTGATGAGCGTAATGTCGTAAATGTCGGGCGCGGGTCCTAGTGATGCGTCTCGCAAGTAGTGTGTAATCTCATTTGCTGTGGACACGAGGGCACCGGCGCTTGTGGATTTGCCGATCCTGACGAGTGGGAGGGCTGACCCGACGGTGTGCATGTCCCAGAATCCGGCATTTTCAATAACCACGTGCCGACATGAAAGCAAATTAAATCCGCCTTGTGTCGGGTTTTCTACGTTAGTATCACGGAACGTAATGTTTTCGATAACACTTCCGCCGATACCCTCAAGTGTTACAGCGTATTTTCCCGGGTTGCTAATGCGCGTTGAAATGAATGTGGATTGAGCTACCTCACCCGCATTAGTCGAGATAATGATTGTTGACACCGTCGCGCCGGTAACATGATCGAACGTGCAACGCGTGGTAAGCATGTCAATCCACCCGGTCACATTCAGACACGAGCTTGCAGACTGATACTGCACAAACGAACACTCATCGAATCTGCCCAACGACCAAAGGCCCGTGAGAACGTCGCCCCCGCCACCGAACGAATCGAGCACCAGACCGCTAACGTCCGTGCTAAATACCGCAGTTGAGCCGGTAGTGAAAACGCTGCCAACCGTTGCACGTAACCTAGAGCGTTGCACTCCGACAAGGCCAACCCCGCGCAAACGCATACCGGACACAGCTTGCAGGTTAGAAACAATGTAAGTACCGCTCGGAAAGAATGTAATACCGCCGAGAGCTATTGCATTCTGAATTGCAACCGTGTCATCTGTTACTCCGTCCCCTACCGCGCCATGATCTTTCACGTTAATGAAATGATCTTTAGCGATAATTTGCGCGTCCGCTCGACTGTCCGCCATCGTATTAACGAGCGCATAGGATGTGCCTGAGGTGTCTGACAATGCACTATGCACCATAGGGTCACTAACGGCCACGCTATCCAGCACAGTGTTAAGCGCTGTACGGGTATCACTAGTGGAGTCGTTGAGAATTCCGGCCACAATCGGGTCTTGAATTTCAACGTTCGCATTGATGATAGATGCAACAGAATTATTGACGAACGTTGTAAGGTTCGCCATTGCAAGAGTGTTTGCAGCAGTTTCATTATTCAATGCGAGAGTGTTAGCGGTCGTCTGGGCACTTAGTGCTGTGTTCACGCTCGTGACAAACGCTGTAACGTCACCGTTGAATGTGGCCGCATACGTCGTGAGTGCAGTATTTACTGCAAGCTCTAGCGCGCTAACTTCTGCCTGCCAGGAGTCACTAAGTCCTTGGGTAGAGGTTTGCATCCACGGCACAACATAGTCACGGATGTATGATCTAAACGCCTCTTCTTTTTCGAGGTATGTCCACCCATCCCGATACGTGAATGGTGTGATATTCGTGAGCGGAAACCCGGGCGTAGGGTATCCTTGCACCGGTACGGGAGTGAGAAGGGGAGGGGTTACAATAGTCATTTTCAGTACATCCATCCGTAGTTATTCGAGTAAGCGTCGCCATTATCCCACACTTGCATGAAACATTCTGCAAGCTCATTGATAATCATGAGGTCAACATTGATGATGGCCTCACGATAGCGCATGATCAGATCAGCCGGTATCCCCTGATAACCATCCACGGTGTTCGTGGCGTTACCGGTAGCGTCTTGGGTTGAGTTCTCGGTTGACGTTCCCGTGTTTGATGCTTGTCCGTTCACGTCACTAGCGCTCGATGCGTAGTCACTATCAGGTGACAACATCGTCTGTGGGGTCTCGGACGCTACAGAGCGAGACTTACTATTCGTGTCCGCGCTCGTGTTAGCTGTTCCGGTAGTGGCCGTGTTTTGCGTTGTGCTATTGACTGTTGTCATGACAATAGTCTTGAGCGGGTCAAACGTCATTTGCGTAGACAGATACAGGAGATTGTATGCGGGCATAATCTCATTCATTTTACGCCGCATAGCCAATTGGAACATATCGATAGTTTCCATACCGATTTCACGGTTCAGATAGCGGTCGATGATCTTACCGTTGAGGAAAGGCCTATGGACCTCGTCAAAGATGGGGTACAAGCTCAACCCAATATTGCCGCCATCCATTCCGGTTACACCATCCACAAACGTGAGTGTTCCGCCGGTCAACTCGATAGCACGCTTAAGCGGCATTGTGAATGTTCCCATTAGCTTTGCCCTTCTGAATTGTCAGACAACATCGAATTGAAAATGCGATCAGCTTGTTCAGCAATTTCAGTGTTGTAATCTACGTCAACGTTGAGACCGAACTTTTCGTTAATCTGCTCACATGCTTGACGCCGGGCATTCAGGTTAACGAATTTCATGTTATCCGTCTGCTCATTGTTAGCGTTGACCTCATCCGATACCAGACGCTCCTTTTTGTCTTGGTTACCAAAGTCAATGCCAAGTAATCCCATGCACACATTCCATTGTCTGGCACGCACAATGTCGAGCTTTTCGATGGTGTCGGGATTTATGCCGAAGTCAAGCACAGACATGAATTCCATGTCACCCATAGCTCCGGTAACTCTGATTGTGGGTTGGCCCTCGTCAATTTGGCGGTTTATGTTTTCGGCAGTCAGTCGCAAGTTCTCAGGGTATGCGAGCACGCGCGTCTTGCGCGCATTCTGTGAATTGATCTCTAATGTACGATCGAAGTTAGCTAACCGGTTCGCATAGATCATGACAATATCGACGTCGGGCATACGCATGTAGTTAGCCCAAATGGGTACAACATCTTTCGCGCCCATAGGCGGGTGATAATAGTTATTACCCACGACCATAAAACCGGTAGGGTCATTCTGGAAGTTGAGGTAATTCTGTCCACTACCTTTCAGTGCAAGATAACCGTAACGCTCGTCATCAAAGAAAACCGCGAGAGCTTGATCGAACAGTGTCATTTCCAAGAATCGCGGATTCACTGATTCAGGTAGTCCTGTCCATTTGAACCTATTCATTGCAAGCTCTGAGAGAACACGGATATACATATTCTCAATCATGGCCTCACGTGTAACGGCCGGATTGAACTTATAGTCTCCGCCGTTTAGATGGCGAGAATAGATATCGTCTGCCCCACCCCCGCGTTTGTTTCTGCTCATAGTGTGATGCCTCCTAGTGGCGTGTTATCGGCGGTATCGGTTACGCCGATATAGTTAGGGTTAGACCAGACAGTCACACCCTTTTCAAAGATACCGCGAATTATTTGTTTGAAACTCTCTGGCATTGTAGCTGACTGGAAATAGGTTTCCGTAAGCTTCCAATACGTGAACTTAGACATGACTTTCAACTCTGCCATCATGGCAAAACGCCTAACAGAATAGCCATACCTTAGCCAATACTCACAGACAACGCTCATTGCGGCATGATCAATCATCTTCCAACGCGCCGACACCATCACATTATTGTTAATAAAGTTGAAAGCGTCACCGCCAACTTGGCCGGACGTTGTGGGTTGAATGAGTTGCGCGTCACGAACCTTAGCATTGATACCGGCAATTTGATTTGCATAATCGCCGCGTGCAGACCAGTCAGCTAGACCCTTGTTAGTGTCCCGCATGTAGCCCATATTCTGTTGCTGCGCAGAGTTACCTCCGAGTGCTGCACCTTGTCTAACGGCTTGTTGCTTTGTGGAGGCGTCGATATCCATCATTGCGCCCATACCGCGCGTGATACCGCTTGCAATGCCCCCCACACCCCCTACAATCGGTAGCGCGTTACCGTTACCACCTGCAAGTCCGCCCGCTACGTCACCTGCAATGCCGAGTAATGCGCGATTCTGTGTGAGTGAGTTAGCAATATTCGTTGAGGCCACGTCTTGATTAACGCCAATACCGGTTAACTGATTCGCAAGGTTCATAGCGGATGATGCTTGATCGTAACTTGTTTGATTCGAGCCTAGGGCTCTCTGCTGTGACCAGTCTGCCGACTGATACTGAAAGGCGATACTGTTGTGATTGGCTGCAAGATATGAAATTGCGCCATTGTTGACAATAGCTAGTGTGGGGAAGTTGTTGATGTATGTTGCAAGGTCGATATACTCACCTTTATCGTCGCCATGTGCGGGGAATCCTGCATCCGGTAAGCCGACAATTTGCGCGTCCCCATCTGAATACTGATTAAGCGCGTTGTATTTATACGGGCTGATAGCTACGCGCTGATCCGGCGGAGCGGGGTTAATGCGCTCTACTAGCAATGCATCCGGGTTATTCCACGATTCCGGCTTAAGCAGAATAGGCGTACCCGTAAGAGTCGTGATTTCAATCATCATATACGGGGATGTAAAAAGCTTCTTTAGACCCTGATAACGCGCCGGAATGTAATTGAGAATGTCCGTATTTGCACGCCAGTCTGTAAGCATCGCATAACTACGCGGTAGCCACACATACGAGGGTACAGGGGTCGGCGCGTTACCATCCGCCCATCCAATAATGCCGTAGCGCGAGATAGGCGGAATGATCGTAATAGATATAATGCCTTGTGTGACCCACGGCGCGGCCGTCATTATGGTTAGCCATGATTCAAATGAGCTAATGCTAGGCCAAAGGTACTGAGTCGCACCTGAGGGCATACCAGCGAACATGCCGCCGGTAGCAGAGCGCAACTGCGGAGCGTCCACAGTGCCAGTCTCAGCAGTCAAGTCAATCGTGCTGACAACAAGAATATTATAGGTGTCAGTTTCCCCGATAGAACTTTGAGACATAATCGCCTCATTATGCACTTTAATAACCTGCATTTCGGAACCGACGTCCAGACCCTCAGGCACGGTTAGGTAGTCGCGCCCGTAGTTATTGAATGCGTTAGTGTTCGCAATGCCAATATGGCCGCGTTCAATGTAGCACCGGCCAAACGTCCCATAGGCTCCGTACGTGCTCCACACATCAAGCTGTAGCACAACCTCAGTCGTTCCCGGCGTGAGATAGCGAACATCCGTAACGAAGTAATAGAAATTCTGAGGCGCGTCATTACCCGGGATAGGTTGTACCGGATTCTTTGCCCTGAGATAGTTGAACCGAATAGCCTTATTGAATGGTATTTCAATCCGGATAGGGTTATTAGGTTTCAGGTAAGACATTTGCGGAATATGAATTCCGACAAGCTCCGCATTATCAATGTATTGATCGAGTGTCTGCCCGGTATCCGTGGGGAACTCGACAATGTCTCTATAGTCGTTATTCCACGGAACGTTACACATTGTTACTACAGTATTGGGCGTCCATACCGCATAGTTAAAACCCTGACCAAAGTCATAGCTATTGGCTGGGTCGGTAATTTTGCTCATAAGATCCTCTTTATGATAGACGTAAAGGGCTGCACATCAAGTGTACAGCCCTTTACGTTACTACAGTGTGTTATGCGGTAAAGACAAGGTTCCAAGTCGTTACAGCACCGGTAGCGATTTCATAGCCACTCTGCGCAGTTGCAGTAATGGTAGCGTTCGCTGTGAGAGTGATGGTCTGGCCGGTAACGACCGTGGCACCATTCTTGTAATCCACACCCTCAGTTGCAGGGATGGTTACCTTATTCTTGTTAGCTCCACTCGTCGGCGCGACCGGTACAGCATCCGGCGTGACCTCGTACAGCCCGTTGTCGTTCGAGTCAATCTCGACCTCAGGGTTAGGCCACAGAATGGCCTTATCCCCGACAATGTTTGCGGTAAGCACTGTCTTGAGCGTCGGAGTGTTGTTGTCGTCCACAGCGTAGATGTTGATCGCAATGGCGGTAGCGGCCTCATCAAGAGCGATACTAACCATACCCGTTTGGCTGACATAGGTTCGTCCACTGTACGAACCTGCAAGCTCGAAACGAACTGCACTATTCGGGCCGCCCGTGGGCGTGGTAACTGCCAGAGCATCGATCGAGTAAAGCTCGCCACGTTCAAGACTCGTAACGACCGTGCCGTTACGGTCGTTGAATGCGGGCTCGCTAATGCTCGTAACGGGCGTCTCATCCACGGTAATAACGTCACCTGCTCCGGTCCAGAATAGCACTGCCGGGACAAAGCGGGATGCGCTAATGACCTGCCAGTGGTGAAGGAAATAGTTATTGTGGAGGCTAATCGGGTTCCACTGTGACGTAGTTTCGATTTTGTTATCCGCGATCATAAAGAAATCCTCAGTCGTGAGGATCGCCTGCGCGCCGGGAATGCCCCAATGCTCCTGAGGAATGACAACGGTACGACCTGAGAATTCGGCCTTATCCATGTTGAATGCGCCTGCAAGCGCTTCAACATCGATAGCGGCTTGCGCCTCTGGCGTGACGAGGAATACCAATTCCTCTTTGGATGCGAATACCGGCATACCAGATGCGTTGTAATTCGTGCTCAAGAATCCGAGAGTGGATGCCATCTGACGAACCTGACGAAGCGCGTACTTAGCGTCTTGCTCGACAGTATCCGAGTTAGCGCCGATATCGGGGACGTTGACCTTAAAGAATCCGCCATTCTTCTCATACTCGGAGAGCAGAGAAGTGGTAAGCAGAAACTCATCCCAATAGTCGCTTGTAGTCTGTGAGGACATAAGCGCTGCAATGAACTGAGAGAGTCCATTGTCGGACGATGTGAACGCCCGGTGGAGCAACGCCTCGTTGATCGTAAGAGGGTAATAGTTCTGACGATTGATTGTGTGAAAGGATGACTGCACATCTGGCCGATGCTGCCCAAAGATTTCACCCTCAAGGCCATCACGATCAGAGTTGTATACCTTAGCTTCGATAAGGCCTACCTGAATTTCTTCAATCGTGCTACCGAATTCGAGCATCCCGCGCTTGAATACTGCAAGCGGGTTTGACCAAATCTTATTGCGAACGACAATAAGACCGATCTGGTTTACCAGAGCGTCAACAAATTCGTTATTT